ATCTTATGAACGACCAAAGAATTGCTACATGGTCTGCTTTATATGATAGAGCAATTGCGAATATTAAGAAGAGTGATTTAGGTTCAACATATCCATACACAACATTAAGCGTAACACCAAGATAAAGGAAAAATCATGGCAGAAATGAGTAACTTTTTAGAGAACGCATTAATCAATGCAACTCTACGCAACACAACATATACATCAGTCGCAACAGTATATGTATCACTATGGACTTCAGACCCTACAGACGCAGGTAGTGGTACAGAAGTATCAGGTGGTTCATACGCTAGAACAGCAGTTACATTTGGCGCACCATCTAACGGTGCATCTACAAACTCTGCTGACGTTACATTCCCAACAGCAACAGCTTCATGGGGTACAGTAGGTTGGATTGGTATTAATGATGCAGCAACATCAGGAAATCTTTTATACCATACAGCTTTGGATACAGCTAAAGCTATTGACTCTGGCGATATTTTTAAGATTTCAACAGGTAACCTTTCAGTTACATTAGCGTAAGGATAAATCATGGCTCTAGTCGTTAAAGATAGGGTAAGAGAAACCACTACGACCACAGGCACAGGCACAATTACATTAGGCGGTGCTGCTACAGGCTTTCAATCATTCTCTGTTATTGGTGATGCTAATACTACTTTCTATACTATTCAGTTATCTAATACGAATGAATGGGAAGTGGGTATAGGAACATACACACTATCAGGCACTACTTTATCTCGTGATACTATATTAGAGTCTAGCAATGGTGGAAGTGCAGTTAATTTTAGTGCAGGTTCTAAAGATGTATTTGTAACTTACCCTGCTGAAAAAGCAATCTATTTAGGTAATTTACCTACTAAAATGGTAGTCACAAAAAGAGATACAACTACTGCTGACGTTGCTTTAGCTAATGGATTTTTACCTGTATTAAATAGAAGTGGCTCAACAATTAATGTTACAGTAAGTTAAGGAAAATTATGGCAACTCGTTATGGATTAGTGCTTAATGGCACAACAATACAAGAACTACAGTCAGGCGATACTATTATTGGCTTAACTTCTAGTACAGCACTTCAAAAAGGTGATGGCTCTACTGGAATTACTGCAGCTTCTGCTGGTACAGACTATGCAGCACCAGGCACAGCAGCTACATTCACAGCATCACAGCGTGGCACAGTCACTACAGACAATGATGGTTCATTTGATATGAACGTAACTAATAACTTCTCATGCACACCTTCAGGAACATTTGCTCTTACCTTTACTAATATCACAGCAGGTCAGTCAGGTTATGTTCTCTTAATTAATACTGGTGGTCATGCAGTTACAGCAGCAGCAACTACTAAAGTAAATACTACATTCTTAACTACAGTATCAGCAGCAGGTACATACTTATTGTCATACTTTTCTAATGGTACTAATGTATATGTAACTACTGGTGGAGCAATGGCTTAATGGCTATTTTAAATAATAGTAATGCCATCTCTAGTGGTGGCTATGATATAAATAACTCACTTCGCTTAAGAGCAAGTGTTAGTGGAAACTTAACAAGAACTCCAGCATCTACAACTAATCAAAAAACATTTACATGGAGTGGTTGGTTTAAAAGAGGAACGATAGGAACTGAAGCTAAATTATTTACTGCTGGAACAGGAAGTAGTCATGTTTGGTATTTAAATTTAAGTGATAATGTAACAGACGAATTAACATTTGGTTTTTTTAATGGCACAAATCTTTACAGACTAACAACAACACAAGTATTTCGTGACCCTAGTGCTTGGTATCATTTTGTTTTAGCTGTAGATACAACTCAAGCAACTGCGGCTAATAGAGTTAAACTTTATGTAAATGGTTCTGAAATTACATCATTTGGAACTGCTACATATCCAGCTCAAAATACAAACACTTTATATAATACTGCATCTACAGTGCAATATATTGGGAATTCTCCAGGCGGTAGTAATGGGATAGACGGGTACTTAACAGAGATTAACTTTGTAGACGGCTCTCAACTAACACCATCATCATTCGGCGAAACAGACGCAACCACAGGTTCATGGAAACCTAAAGCCTACACAGGCACTTATGGCACTAATGGCTTCTACCTTAAATTCTCTGACATAGCTACTACATCAGGTTCTAATGCAGGTCTAGGTAAAGACTTTAGTGGTAATGCTAACTACTGGACTACTAATAACATATCTGTAACATCAGGCACAACCTATGATGCTATGAAAGATAGTCCTACTAATACAAGTGCGACTGTGGCTAATTACTGTGTTCTTAACCCACTAATGAATTATGGAACTGCTCCTGCATCCATAACGAATGCTAATTTAACAGCAACATCTAACGCAAGTGGTTCTAATGGAACATCTATTTTAGGCACAATAGCCGTATCTTCAGGTAAATGGTATTGGGAATATGTTGTTTCATCTTCTATAGTTGCTGGTAATACAGTTGGTATTGTTGGTATAGACTATAGACCTAACTTTCAAAGTGACGCATATTTTGATTATTATGCAAATGGTTATGGTTATAAGTCTAATGGACAAAAAGGTAACAACAATACAAATACATCTTATGGAGCATCATTTACTAATGGTGATGTTATTGGTGTAGCTTTAGACCTAGACGCTGGAACAATTGTATTCTACAAAAATAATACAAGTCAAGGCACAGCCTTTAGTGGAATTTCAGGAACATTCTATCCAGCAATTTATGGATACTCTAGTTCTGTTATGCAAACTAACTTTGGTCAACGACCATTCTCTTACACACCTCCTACAGGATTTGTAGCACTAAACACATATAACCTACCTGATAGCACTATCAAAAAAGGTAATAGTTATATGGATGCAACGTTATATACAGGCACAGGTGCATCTTTATCAGTCACTAACACAAGTGCATTTAAACCTGACTTTGTATGGGTAAAAGGTAGAAGCGGTGCTACAGACCATGCATTATATGACTCTGTTCGTGGAACTACTAAACAATTAGAAAGCAATACAACTACTGCTGAAACAACAGAATCAACAGGATTAACTGCTTTTGGCACAAATGGATTTACTGTTGGTGCTTTAGCTCAAATGAATACATCTTCAGCTACTTATGTGGGATGGCAATGGCAAGCTGGACAAGGCACTAACACAACTAACACTTCAGGAACTATTACATCTACTATATCTGTAAATGCAACTGCTGGGTTTAGTGTGGTGACTTGGACTGGTAACGGAACTGCTGGTGCAACTACAGGACATGGTCTAGGTGTTACTCCAGCATTTGTAATTATAAAAAATAGAACTGCTACAGCTGGAGAACAATGGCTTGTATGGCATAAATCTATTTCACAAGCAATTCACACTTCATCTGTTATAACATTAAACGGATATACAGGATGTTTGTTATTAAATGGAACAAATGCTTCATTTACTTATGGATTTGACGGACAAATTAATGGCTCAACAAATGGAATGTTAGCCTATTGCTGGGCAGATGTATCAGGTTACTCTAAAGCATTTAGTTATACTGGTAATGGTAGTGCTGATGGACCTATGGTATACTTGGGCTTTAGACCTAAATGGATACTTATAAAAAATGCAAGCAATGGTGTTCAAGGATGGACTATTCAAGATACATCTAGGTCAACATATAATGTAGTAGATAATTTTTTATTAGCTCAAGCAAATAGTGCAGAGCAAAGCATATATGCACAAATGGACTATTTATCTAATGGCTTTAAAGTAAGAACATCAGATGCTTTAGTAAATGGTTCAGGAAATACAATTATAGGCATGGCTTTTGCAGAAAACCCATTTAAAAACGCTAACGCAAGATAACAGGAGTAACAAATGTTTTTACTAAACGGAAATAGATTAGCAGAGGGAACATCTTTTTATGATGCTAATGGAACACAATACCCACCTCAATGGCTTAATGTTTCTACAGAGGAACAAAAAGCAGCTATTGGCATTACATGGGTAGCTGACCCTATTCGTGCAGATGATAGGTTTTATTGGGATGGTAATATTAATAACCCTAAAGCCCTTGAAGATAAACTTGAAACTAAAGAAAATGGAACACCACTCTATAAACAAGTCTATGATAAAGCTACAGAGTCTATGGTTGACACTACAGAACAAGTGGTTACTAAAGGCTTAAAGTCTAACTTTATTGCTCAAGTTAAAGATACAGCAGGTAAACTACTTAACGCTACAGACTGGTATGTTATTCGTAAAGCTGAAAGAAGTATAGATATCCCTTCAGATATAGTTTTAAAACGCACACAAATCATCACAGAGTCAAATAGATTAGAAACTGATATACAAGCATCAACTACTGTAGAAGCTCTTATAGAGGTATTAAACGCACAAAACTGGGGTGAATAATGTTTGGCATAACCGCATTTGCTGAAACCTCGTTTAGCACACTAGGTAAGATAGGAGGCATAGTATTAGCCTCTGCCCAAGTAGATGCAAACGCAATTGTTACTGCTAATGCTAATGCGATAAAACCATTTAGTGCTGCTATTACTGCAGACGCTACTGTTACAAGTGATGCAACAAGAATAAGATTAAATACTGGTTCTATAAACGGAACTGCTAATGTAAGTGCTGTTTACTTACGCATAAGAGATGGTATAGGTTCAATTACAGGTAATGCTACTGTAACTGCTTTAGGTTCATTTGAGATTGCAGGCTCAGCAAGTATTACAGCCAATGGCACAGTAGAACTCAATTATGTAGTTATTAGAACAAACGCTGCAAGCATTACAGGAAATGCAACTGTATCTTGTTTAGGTGGTTACGAAGTAAGTGGTAATGGACAAATAGTCGCTAATGCTAGTGTCTATTGTTTAGGTGGTATTATTACAGGTGCAAGTGCATCTATTACACCTATAGCCACAGTTACAGCAAACGGAATTATACAAGGTGAAGGATGGACACCTGTCACACCATCTTCAGATACATGGACACCATCATCAGCAAGTTCAGACACATGGACAACAATTTCACCATCATCAGATACATGGCTTAGACAAGGATAAAAAATGGCAAAAACCAAAATTTCAGAATTTAGCACAACAGCAGCAGATAATACGGATATAACTAATATCAATATTGCTGAAGGTTGTTCACCAGCTAACTTAAACAACGCTGTTCGTAGCTTAATGGCATTACTAAAAGACCAACAAACAGGTTCTAGTGGTGACCCATTTACAGTAGCAGGGACATTAGTTTCTTCAGGCACAGTTGACATTACAGGTGCGTTTAGACTAGACGGAACAGCAGGTGCTTCTGGTCAAGTATTGTTATCAGCAGGCGGAAGTAATACACCTACATGGGGAAGTGGATTTCCTAGTGGTGGTATTATTATATGGTCAGGTTCTTCAGCCTCTATTCCTAGTGGTTGGTTATTATGTGATGGTTCAAGTTCTACACCAGACTTACGTAACCGTTTTGTAGTAGGTGCTACATCTACTTATGCTGTGGGTGCTACTGGTGGTAGTGCAGATGCTATAGTTGTATCTCATACTCATACTGCAACATCTACAGTTACAGACTCAGGTCATAGTCATACATTAACAAATTATGGTTCTGCACAAGCTGGTTCAGACAATGGCGGAGCACCAGTTATGGCTTCTACAGGATATGGCACAGGAAGAGACCCAAACCCTACAAATACAGCAACAACAGGTATTACAGTTGCTACAACAAATGCTTCTTCCGGTTCAAGTGGCACAAATGCTAACTTGCCACCATACTATGCCCTTTGCTACATTATGAAGGCTTAATATGCCAGTACAACGCATAGCTTTTAAAGACTGGCTACCCGACCAACCTAGTATATTAGATACAGTATCAGAAGCTAATAACGTTATTCCTTTAGCTGTAGGATATGGTCCGTTTAAGTCAGCAGTAACATTTTCAGGTGCAGCTTCAGAAGACTTGAATAATTGCTTTGCTGCTAAACTAGACAATGATGTATTTATCTTTGCTGGTGGTGCTACTAAACTATTTAAAGTAGACAATACTGATTTATCTCTAGTAGACGAGTCTAAAGCAGGTGGTTATACAGGTACAAACAGATGGCAATTCTTACAGTTTGGTAGTCTTGCAATTGCATCTAATGGCTCTGAAAAAATACAATCTTTTGACGTAAACAGTTCTACAGCATTTGCAGATGTAAGTTCAGATGCACCTATAGCTAAATACATTACAGTAGTTCGTGACTTTGTAGTTGCAGGTAATATTGGTGCAGGTACATCACCTAATAAGGTGCAATGGAGTGGAATTAATGATGCAAGCACTTGGACTACTACAGCAACATCTCAAAGTGACTATCAAATTATCCCTGACGGTGGCGATATAACCGGTGTCGTAGGTGGTGAGTTTGGTATTGTATTTTTAGAAAAAGCCATTGTCAGAATGTCATATATAGGCACACCACTTATATTTCAATTTGACACCATCTCTCGTAACGTAGGATGTATAGAAGGTAACTCTATAGCACAATACTCTGGCACAGCTTACTTCTTATCAGATGACGGATTTTATGCCACAAATGGTCAAACATTAACAGGTATTGGTTCAGAAAAAGTAGATAGATACTTCTTTAACAACGCTAACATTGGTGATATTGACTCTATATCAGCAGCAGTAGACCCTGAACGTAATTTAGTTATTTGGAATTATGGCAACGTATCCGGTGGTCGTTCACTACTTATCTATAACTTTGAAACACAAAAATGGTGTGAAGCAGATACAGATGTAGACTATTTATCTACAC